TGTGTTTGCATCAACAGAAGTTACTCTATATATTTGATTATTTAGCAAAGGATCGACAGGAGTGCTAACATCTACAAATAAAGTATCTGTGATATAAATTATATCTCCAGTTTCTAGATTGTGGTTTGTAACTGTTAAACTCACTGGAACCACTGTTAAATCTACATTTTCAATACTTAAAGAGGGCTGATCTGCTGTTGTATATCCAAAATAATGAATGAATCCTTCTTGATTTCCAGAAACAATCCTAGGAAAAAGAGCTCCTGTATCAGGATCATCCCAAGTCACATCCTCACTTTCCCAAAATATATCAGTACTATCCCAAGTTATTGCTGTATCTGGTTGGAATGTCCCAAAAGCAGTGACATTGGCTCTGAAAACGGCATAACTATTGTTTCGATAATTATAAACCAAAACACGATTTGGAAAAAAAGTACCAGTCTCTAATGAATTCTTATCAGGAAAATTCCAGAAAACAAGCTCTCTTTGAAAATCTCTGACACCCCAAACACGCTTTACGCCATTATTTGTATTTAAAATAGTGAAAATTTGATCAGGTATTTGCAAATCTATACGATTCACTTGAACAGCATTTGCACTTATTATTGCTTTATCTCCTACTGCTGCTACTCCCTCATCGAAAGCAACAGCTGAAAAAGTAGATTCAGAACCAAAATCAGAAGAAATTCTCTCCCATAAGAAAGGAAGGCCATATTCGCCAACATATCTTAATTGCCAAGTTGTCTTTTCAAAAAAAACGATCAAGGTATTTTTGATAAAGGAAACTCCTACAATAGCTTCATTTGTTGGAGCATCGAGAATGCCACCTTTGCCAAAGATATCTTGCCTCCAAGCATCAGCATCAATCGGACTACCTATCTCAGAAAAACGGCACCGATTAAAAATATTAACAGCAGCACCAAAGCCTCCTGCCGTGGTTCCTTCAAAGGTATTTAGGGCAAGCAAACGACCATAGTAAGGAATCAAAATTCTTGCTTGGAATAAGCTATCTGTTGTCGAAATCAATGGAGTAAAGGCATTCCAAGTTGTACCGTCTGTGTATCTCATTGGATTTGCAGCAGTAGAAACAAAATTAGTAACAAAGAATAAACGATCTTCGGGATTTGTTCCCCTATAGTTAGTTGCCCAAAAGAAATCAGAATCACTTGAATTCCATGTCGTGCCTGGAATAAATTCCTGGAATCCTGTTCCAGAAAAAATATATGCATATCTCGTGTCGAAAAAAATAGTCTGTTCATCATTAATTGCAGCAAGTTCCCTTTGCCATATTCCCATTACGGGAAGTCCAGGGAAATAATTGAAATCGATTGTGACAGCACTACCGGCTCCCACATTGGGATTGGTTTGCACTGTAAGGTCTCCAGTCGCATAATTTATCGTGCCGGTACCTCCGCCTCCATTAGATAGAGTTCCATCAGGAATGGCCGGTTCTGTGAAAATTTGAGCAGCTATTGTAATTGTAATCGATCCGGCTTCAATATCAGCACCAGCTTCTAACGTTAAAAGGGAGAAAATATTTCCTGTAAAAGCCCCGCCTCCATCTGTAACACCTAATGCTTGTCCTGTTAAAACACGACGCAATCTACCAAGTAAGTCCAAACCCTCGCGTTTTTTTACACGCTCACGCCAAACATATGCATTTTCTAAAACCGGGAAAGCTTGATCAGGCAATAGAAAAGGCTTTTGGTTTTGTAGAAGACCCGATGAATATCCAGCAATAATGAAAGGTTGCATTATGGTTCCGTCCTAGGACCAATGGCCATCCATGAAATTTGAGCAATTCCACCAGAAGATGTATTTCGACATACAAAATCTGTAGGAGATACTGATACTAAATAAACTGTGTCCACGTTACTAGAATTTCTTATAGAAGTGATAGTTACTGAATAGGCATTTGTAGGAACACCTGCTAATTGATAAGGTACTGTAAAATTAATAGCTGTCGTAGCTGGATTAGGATTGACTGCGCTAATTCCCCAATTTAATACGAATCCGTTAGCAAGAAATGTAGCTCCAGTTGTTGCAAATACAGCACCTCCTGTCAATTGGAAATTAGTTCCATTAGATTGATCACGAAAAAATAATGCTGTCGCTGCACCAGTAACGGTTCTACAATACAATCCCATTTCATTAGCAGCTGTCGTAGGAGCACTACCCTGTGCTGGCATTTGCAAAAATTTATGTTTACCATTTCCAGAAGCATTCACATCGTTGTGATTAACGGCTAAAGTACTTCTCAATATGGCAAAATTATTTAATATTTGTGGACGTGAATTTCCTAAAGACTGTCCACTAGCCGGGATATTTGGTGTGAATGACATTATTTTTTCCTTGATGATTTTTTTAATCTTTTTGCAGCGCTTTTTGCTTCCTTCTCTTCCTCACGGTAATGTTTTGCGTCCTTTTCTAATTTACGGACACAAGATCTAATTATTTTTTTGTGTGTCATTTTCATTCTCAACATTTTTATAGTTAACTGATTTCCAAGGATGGCTTTCCCACTTTTTCCTTGGCTTTTTTCTTGCCCATTTTTCATTCATTTCATGAATTTTTTCTTTTGTGATTCGTCTTCCCATTTAAAATCCACTTATCAATCCTGCAGTAGAATTAGAGTTATATGTATAACTCAATTGGTCAGCATAAATTGTCGATACCCGAGATTTACCCATTTGAGCATAAGTTCTTGTTTCAACAACTTTGTATCTTTCGAAAAGTAGTTTATCCATTAAAGCTAATCCATCCGAATCTAGCCTATCTTCATAAACCTTTTTCGCTGCACCAGCTGCAATAGCTTCCCACCATTCATTTAATTCTGGTGTACCGGCATCACCTGGTGTATCTTCCAATGCTTGAGTTGGTTGGCGATAAGCCACAACTTCAACTGTATAACCCCGATCTGGAATCGGTCTTAATGTAAATTGATTCTGAAAGAAAAGAACACCCAATGGAATATTCAAAACAGCAGCCCTATATTCAATGACAATTTGCTCTCCAGCTGGCACAGTATTTGCAAAGGTCACACTAATTGCACCAGTTTCATAATTTATTGTTCCCCTATTTGCTCCTGTTACTGGATCAATTAAATTACCAATTGTAGTACCAGATCCATCATCGATAACATTTTGCGTTGAACCAAGACTGCTATTTGCTGTAATTAGAATATTCTGCACACGAGATGCAGGATAATTCAGATTGGTAGGTATAGTATTTACACTCCGCACCAATGGAGTTCCTTGGGTCATCCCCGTATATGGTCCTATCGTACCATTTCCAGTTGCGAAAATTTCTATTTGTTGCCACCGGCTATTAGTTGCATCAAAGTTTATTGCATAAAAACCAGTCGGATCAAAATACAGGTTTGTTTCTCTTTTCGCTACCCAACAAGGTGCTTGAATAGTTGTATATCTCTCTGAATCGAAAGCATACGTATCTATCCCCCGCGTCGTATCAAATTTATATATATCTTTGAGTTTAAGAGATCTAAATTGAGCAGGAAAATCATATAGGTAAAAACTATTTATATAATCCTTTATCTGAGAATCAGTTAACTGGAATGAGTTACCACTTCCTGTTAATCTTCTGACTTTCGTTATTATATCTGCTAATGTTGCTATACTCATGTTGTTTGCCTATGGTCGAATGAACATTCTAAATTGGTTTGAGGAACAGGAGATGACTGCAGAATTCCCGAAGCAACTGGCACTGAAAATGGATCAGGTTGTTCAGAAACTGCCGGAAATACAAACGGATCAAAATTTGTACTCTCCAAATCTAAAGTCACAGTTGTATCGCTATGAGAAATAATTCTTGCTTGTTTTCCATTAAATTGCTTTGCACCAAATTCACTTGGTATTCGAAATGACAAAATTTGGCCATTTGCATAGCCATGGTTTTCGGAAAATTCCATAAGGGTAGTCAACCCATAGGTAATGGAAATTATGTCTCTAGGAAGAGGATAAAACACGCTACTCATTACAAAACATCCACTGGAGTAAATCTAACTCTTGATGTTACTTCATAAGTTGAAGGCAATCCTCTAACTGGAAGTTCTCCTCCCCGTTCTGCAGTACCAAGCCCAAATTTTCTGATTTTTTTCTTGGTATTATTCAGATGCTTGACGAGACCCATTGGTAATTCGCATATCTCACCATGTACTAATCTGTAAGTCTTGATATTTTCATCTTTGAAGAATCGATAACAAAAATCGAGCCAGCCACCTTGAGCATCTAGAAATTCAAACATTCCTTTCACAGGTCGATCGTGTTCTTTTCTCAATTTTTTTGTTAGTTCATCAGATTTCTCAGAAGAAACAGTTTTTGGTTTATTTATATGTATTTCTTTAACTTCCATGTTTTTTCCTTTTTTTAAAGGCGCTGAGATTTCTCCCAACGCCCCGGAGTGAATAATTAATTATACCGTTGTAGTCGTATAATCATCGTACTTAAACGCTTGCCACTGCCACACATCACCATTATCAGATACAAATGATGCAACATTGAAAAGATCCGCACCAAAACGAATAATGCGAGTATTTCTGTTGTCAAATGAATCTAATAAATTGGTTCCTGGCGGCTGTTGTGGAATTGTAGCACTTCCCATGAACGGAACAACTCCCGAAGAAGATGGTACGCACACTGCCGGTGAAACACCTGCAGCA